CATTTGTAAGGAATAACATATTCTTCAGAGCTCCATTCAGAAACGTCTGGTTTGTTATCTAGGAATTTGAATACAGCTCTTTCCCAAGAAGATCTATAAACTACTTTTTTATGATCTCCTTTGTATTTAGAGATGTTTTTTACTCTGTAACGGCCTTTATAAGTCATATAAATAATCGTATGGCAATATGGTTATAGGTTAGGTTTAATGACAACAAAATATGTATATCCCCAAGGTTTGGCTGAACAGCATCCCGTTCAGTGTAGAATTTCTATTCATAAACGCCTTAACAAAATGCAAGCTGTTATAGACGCAGGTGCCGATGTGGCAAATGATGCTAGCGTAACAAAGGCAATTGAGACTCTTACACAAGCTGGTAAGCAAACAGTAAATAGACAAATTATTGATACTAACTCGACTGCAATTGCTCAAATTTATTTATATGCTCCTGCAGGAATCCAATTCTCAGATAGCTTAGCTTATGACAATGCTGAAATGTCAGCTGTAGTAAGTGCACTCCAATCTGCTGCAGATGCATCAAACACTGGAACAGAAAATGCAGTTAAAACTACTACGGGTGCTGCAACAGGGTTTATTGCTGGCCAGATAAGAAAGTCTGGTATAGGTCAACAAGCTCAATTACAACTTGGTGTTGTAAGAAACCCTAGATTAGAAATGTTATTTAGAGCTCCAGCACTTAGGCAATTATCACTTACTTGGAAATTTATGCCTTCAAACGCATCTGAATCTGCTGTTGTTGAAGGCTTAATTAAAAAAATAAGAATGCATGCTCATCCTGAGTTAAGCGATGCCGGTTTTAATTTTAGTTTTCCAGATGTTTTCAAAGTAGATTTTATTACTAAAGGTGGTGGTCAAGCTAAAATGATTCCATTCTCTCATGCATATTGTACAGCAGTTAATGTTAGTTATGGAGGATCAGGGCCAGCATTTTTTGGAGATGGTTCACCAGCTGAAATTGATTTTACTATGTCTCTTCAAGAAACAAAAGTACTTAGCCGTGGAGATATTGAGCATCCAAACGGTAAACCTGCATCTTCTCCAGTTGAGCAAAATTACGGTGCAATGTCACCCGAGGATCTGGCTCAAGGCCCTCGTTAGGAGTAAAATAATATGAAATACTTTAAGTACTTCCCAACAATTCCATATGATTTAGATGCTAGTGGCGAAACTAAAGATATTGTAGATAGTTTTCGCTTTGCTAAAATCGTAAATAGTATAAAAGATGATATTACTTTTTATCGTTTTTATGATATACCAGATGGCGAAAGACCAGACCATACATCTCAGACTTTATACAAAACACCAGACTATTACTGGTCTTTCTTTGTAGCTAATCCCAGATTAAAAAGTTTAGAAGATTGGCCTTTAGCTCAGGCAGACTTAGCTAAAAAACTGGCTCATGATTATACTGGTAATGTTATTAACATTTCTACATTTGATTTTTTTAATAAATTTCAAAATGGAGAAACAATAAATGGTCTAGTATCTGGAGCAACTGCAATTGTTGATGGTAAGAATACGTCTTTAGGTTGGGTATCAGTTGGAGCCATTACTGGAACTTTTCAGAATGGAGAGATTATTCAAGGACAAACTTCAGGAGATACCGCAACTATTGATGGCGCTGCTACTAAATTAAATGCTGCACATCATTACGAAAAAGATAATCTAGTAGTTCCGCGCGGAACTGCAGGAGCAGCAAAGGTTACTAACTTAGAATATGAACAAAGAGTAAATGAAACAAAGAAAAAAATTAAAGTAATTCGACCTGAGCTTATTGATGATGTAGCAAGACAATTCCGAAGAGTAGTTAATGGCTGATTTTTTTAGTCCACAAGACGCAGAACTTCTTGAAGTCAAAATATCTAAAGGTAACCAAAAGGGTTTAGATATTACTGACCTTTGTGGTGAGTTTAATATATACGAAGAACTAGGACAGCCAATACTTTTGGCTGACATAACTATAGCTGACTCAGTAGGTCTTTTATCTAGTTTTCCAGTAACAGGACAAGAGACTCTTACATGCACTCTTAAAAAAGGTGATGTAATGTATGATTTGAATTGGAAAGTTATCGATATAGGTAGGATATCAGATAATGGTCAGCAAGTTTATGGTTATACATTAGATCTAGTAGAAGGTGCATATTTGAATAGCCTTACTTCTCTTGTTTCTCAGGCTTATGAAGGTAACATTACCGATATTATTGACTCAATCTATACTGACTATCTAAAAACAGAATTAAATTATAAAGACGATTCAAGTGGAAAATACAAGTGTGTTATTCCCAACTGGAGTCCTTATAAAACTGTTAAATGGTTAATGGCTAGAGCCAAAGATAAAAATAATAAACCATTAGTTATTACTAATACTTTTAAGAATGGAACTAGTATTCTTTCTTTTGACACTATTTTTTCTAGAGATATAATGGAAGAATTTACATACCATAAACAGAGTGAGCAAGATGGTAAGATGTACAACTATCAAGATCTTGCTCAGACACCTTTAGCTTTTAATAATATTGCTAATGGTCAAGTAACTAATCAATTAAAAAACGGTGCATTTGGTTCTACTTATATAAGTGTTGACACTACAAATAAATCAGCTGATACATTTGAATTTGACGTTTTAGAATACTATGATGATATGCCAAAGTTACAAAAAAATATTATTCTTGACTCAGAAAATAAATGGAATGATAAACCTCTCAATAAATATTCTAAAACTATTCAGAGTGTAAAGTTTCAAAGTGGTGAAAATTTTGGTCCATCTCACTTAAATTATGAAGGCAACACAAATAGTTTTTTACCTTTCTTTAATAACATGAATAGAATGTTAGAATCTTTTAAGTATAACTTAGTTGTAAATGGACGTAACGATATTGAAGTTGGTTCTCTTATTAATTTAAGATTTCCTTCAAATAGACCTTATAACGAAGAAGATCCTGAATCTGGACTTGATAAGAAAAGAAGTGGCAGGTACCTAATAACTAAATGCCGTCATAAAATAGATGACCGCGATAAATATACATTAGTTATTGAAGCAGTAAGTGACGGACTTGGAGAAGAATATAATGCCTAGTATGAATTATTTTATTGGTGTAGTTGAAGATAGAAAAGATCCAAAAAATATGGGTCGGGTTAGAGTTCGTATATATGGCGATCATGATGCTGATAAAACTAAAATTCCTACAGCATCTCTTCCTTGGTCGCAAGTAATGATGCCAGTGACATCAGCTGCTTGTGGTGGAGTTGGTGAAAGCGCAACTGGTATTGTTCAAGGTTCTTGGGTTGTTGGATTCTATATGGATGGAATGTCTAAACAGAATCCTATGGTAATGGGAACTATTGTTGGATCAGCTGGAGCAGATGCTTTACCTGATCAGGGATTTTCTGATCCATCAGGTAGACATCCAATGAGGAGTGAAGGACCAGATACTTCATATAGTGCTATAGGCGGTATGTATGAAACAACAGCTCCTTATATTCAAAAGGTAGACTTAAGACAAGAAAGAATAGAAACAGCCGCACCAGAAAAAGTTACTGCTGTAGTACAGGACGAAGCTGATTCTTATTATGCTAGAAAAACTTGGGATATGCCTTTTATTGCAAATGGTGTATTCCCATCTTATCCTTTCAATAAAGTAAATGAAACAGAAAGTGGTCACCTATTTGAAATTGATGATACACCAGGCAACGAAAGATTTTCTCGGTTTCATAACTCTGGAACAAATGAAGAGTTTCAGCAGAATGGTAATAAAACACTTACAGTTGTAGGATCTAATTATACAGTTGTTTATGGTAGTGACAATATCTATATTAAAGGGACCGCAAATATTACAGTAGATGGTGATTTAAGACAGCTTGTAAAAGGTAACTATCATTTAGAAGTAAACGGTAATAAAACAGAAGTTGTTCGTGGATCGAGGCAAAGTAAAATTGGTCAGTCAGAGCATACCGAAATTACTCAAGACTTTGCTTCTGTTGTTGGTGGGAACTATGTACAAAAAGTATTACTTGATGAGACACGGTTAGTAGATGGTTTAAGGAATACCACAATCGGTAAAACTGAAGATCTAAATGTTACGGGTGAAGCTAGTATTACAGTTATGAATAAACTAAATGTCTTTTCATTATTGGATTATTCAACTGCAACAGCTGGTAAGCTTACCATTACATCAAAAGGTAATATCAAGGTTGAAACACCCGCCAACTATGCAAGGACCGTAACTGGTACACTTACTGATAATATTACTGGTGCTGTTACAGAAACTTATGGCTCAACACAGGATACAACAGCTGGTGGTGATATTACTATCAACGGCGGTCCTAACATTAACTTGAACTAAGAGGTAAACATGCCAGGAATAACAAGAGTGGGAACAGATAGTCATGTAGGTCATGCAAGTCCTACACCTAATCCATTCCATCAAACATCATATTCATCTGGTTCTCCTAATGTAAATGTTAATGGAGCTGCTGCAGTTCGTATTGGTGATTCAACTAGTTGTGGAGATCCTGCTACTGGTGGTAGTGGTACAGTAATAATAAACGGTCAAGGCGTTCATAGAATAGGAGACGGTACTGGAGGTCATGGGTCATGGGTACCTAATGCATCTGCTGGTGGTTCTTCTAACGTGATTGCGGGAGGTTGATATGTCTTTAACTTGTGGAAATAGTGCTGCTCTTGATAGTATCACTGGCAAAGTAGATGAAATAAAAGCTAAGCTTGCCGAAGGAATGTCAGCTCTTGGTGATCTTGAATCAAAAGCCACATCAGCTCTTAGTGAATTACAGGCTGCATTACCAGAAATACCGTCTGCAGGCCCTTCATTACAGGGAAGTGTATCTTCTCTTATTGCTCAAATGCAAGTAGATGCTGGAGGAGCTATAGCAGCGTTCAAAGCTGAGTGGGGAGCGGCAGTAAGTGATGGAGAACTACAGGGTTATATAGATCAAGTAACTGCAGCTATTAGTGACCCATTATCATTAGCTTCTTTTGATCCTTGTGAAGCGATTCCAAATAAAGAATTAGATACTGCTACGGGTGAAGTTGTTGTCAAAGCTAAGGAAGTGAAAATACCTGAAGCAAAACCAGCAAAACTTCCAAGCTTTTCAGAAATTACTACAAAAATTGCAGCCATTACATTACCAGATGGAACAACATCGCCTGAAGTAACAATCACTGGTCCTACAACTATTGATCTTACATCTATTATATCTTCGGTATCTCCTAATGGAACTTCTAGAAGTAATAGCGGATTTGGTAATGCAATGAACGCAAGAAGCGAGGCTCTAGGTAAAATTAATAAACATTTTACACCAAAAGTAAAAGCAGCTAGATTAGCTTATGAAGCCGAAAAGAAAAAACCTCAGTATGGACAAACTGGCGGCAGTGGCATTAATGGATCTGGAGCAGCAAAAAGACAAAGGTTATATGCAACTGGTAGAATGTCAGCTAGTCAGGTTAAATGGTATGAAAACTTTATCGATCTAGAAATAGAATATCACAATGTTCAAACTAGGCGTGATAACATTAAAGATCAGTTAGTAGTTTATATTGAATATCTTGCTGGTCGTGTATCACAGGAAAATTTTGATAAAGGTGAAAAATTCTTTAAAGATGATTTTAAAGAACATGTAGGTACAACAGAACTAGATTCAGATATGGCACTATATGAAGCTGGTAAATCTGATTTAGATGCTAATAAAGCAGATTTCCAAGGTGTAGCTAATCATACTAATCAGGTTGTAAGCAGCTCAGTTTCTGTCCAATAACTTGTATAAATATAACTGTATTAATTAATCATGTAGAAAGGCTTTGAAATGACAAGCGAACAAATTAGAGAAATGATGATTTTATCTTTAAAGACACATGCAAAAGGTCATATTGATAAACATATCGCTAATGTAGAAATTTATTTAGCCAATCCAGTTGGTATTGGTGAACATTCAGATATTATGGAAAGTGTAGAAAAAGAACTAGAAGAAGTCGCAAAATACGATGATATTCTAGAAATGGTAGAAAAGTATATTGAGTAATTAAATGGCAAGAACACAAACAAAATCAGATGCATCAGGAAAGTCTATTATTACTAGTAGATCAGTGGTTTACTCTGATTTTGATTTGGCTTTTCTTAAACATCCAAACACAAAAGATATAACTATCTTAAAAGATCTGGATGCAGTAAAACAGTCTATAAAAAATCTTATTTTGACTAGTAGAGGTGAAAGGCCATTTCAACCCACACTAGGATCTAACATTAGAGCTTTATTATTTGAGCCTGCTGATTACTTTACTGAATTTGATCTAAAAGAAGCTATTGAAGAAACAGTTCTAAATTTTGAGCCAAGAGTTAGATTATTAAATATTGATGTCACTAGTGAAGACGACTATAACAGGTTTAGAGTTTCTATAGAGTTTCAAATGATTACATCGCTTCAAACTGGATCCACAGAATTTTATTTAGAAAGAATTAGGTAAGGGGTTATAATGGCTATTACGGTTTCAAAAGAAAGACTTAACGTTACGGAGCAAGACTTTGATCAGATTAAAGATAATCTTAAAACGTTTTTACGATCTCAAACCACACTTGCAGACTACGACTTCGAAGGATCAGCTCTCAGCACTATTATTGATGTGCTTGCTTATAATACTTTCTATAACGCATTTAATGCTAATCTAAATGTCAACGAAATCTTTCTAGATACTGCACAAGTACGAAACAATGTTGTATCACATGCTAAGTCACTTGGGTATGTTCCAAGGTCGACTACTTCAGCTTTTGCTACAATTAATATAACAGTAAATAATCCAGCTGGTGCACCAAGTTCATTGGCTATGCCTCGTGGTACTACATTCCAAACTACAATTGATAATAAAAACTATACTTTTGTTAACCTTGAAGCTCAAACAATCGTTCCGGTAAATGGCGCATATACATTTAGTAATGTACAGATTAATCAAGGTACTATTAGAAACCAAGAATATGTTGTCGATAATACAGACACATCTCAAAAGTATGAGATTCCAGATACAAATGTAGATACAGCAAGTCTTATTGTTAAAGTTAAAACAAATGCAAATACTACAGACTTTGAAGTGTTTACACTAGTTACTAATATCGTTGATGTTGACCAAAATACAAATGCCTACTTCTTACAAGAAGGCATGGATGGAAAATACGAAATTTATTTTGGTGATAATGTATTTGGTAGAAAATTAGCTGCAGGTAATATTGTTCAATTAGAATATCTAATAACTGACGGCGAAGCTTCTAATAACGCTACTGTGTTTACTCTTACTGGTAATATTTCAGGTAATACAAATACCAGTATAACCTTATCCTCAGCAGCCGGTGGTGGTGCTACTCGTGAAGCTACTGACTCAATTAAGTTTAATGCTCCACTTTCTTTCCTAGCTCAAAACCGAGTTGTAACAGCCGATGATTATAAAGCTATTGTAAAAAATAACTATACAAATGCTGAAACAGTTTCAGTCTGGGGTGGAGAAGAACAAGCAGTTCCTGAATACGGAAAAGTGTTCTTATCAATTAAGCCCGGTAATGCAGATACTCTTACTGAAGTTCAAAAAACATTTATTAAAGACTCTATTCTTAAGACTAAAAACCTAGTGTCTATTACACCAGAAATTGTTGATCCTGATTATACATTTATTAAACTAGAAGTATTCTTTAAGTATGATCCAAACTTAACATCACTAACAGCTGGTGAATTAAAAGATCAAGTTATTGCTACAATCACAAATTACAATAATACTAATCTGAAAAAGTTTGATGGTGTGTTTAGAGCATCACAAGTAACTACACTCGTGGATGCTACTAATCCTTCTATCTTAAATACAATTCAGCGTGTCTTTGTACAAAAACGGTTAACACCAAATGTTGGTTATCCACAAAAATATACTCTTGAATTTTCATCTCCATTCTCATCTAATATTGCTACTGGAGCTTCGGTAATTGATTCAAGTGAATTTATTATGAATGGCTTTAATCATAGGATGCAAGACATTCCAACAAGTGATCCTAATATTAGAAAAGTTCAGTTATATAGAATTTCAAACAATCAAAAAATTATTACTACAGTAGATGCTGGCACAGTAGATATTAAAACCGGTACTGTAGTACTTACTAATTTTAATCCTGATGGTGGAGTAGTTGGATCTAATCCATATATAACAGTAACGGGTACACCAGCCTCAAACGACCTAGCACCAAGAAGAAATCAATTACTTCAAATTGATCTTCTACAAACAGTGGTTACTCCACAAGTTGATGAAATTGCTACAGGTTCGGTTATTGCAGGTATTGGTTACACAACAACAGCGAATAATAGCTAATGTCACATAAAGTAACAACCATAGTACCAGAGCATATTCAGCTTGAAAAGCCTGAGCTTATGAAGTTCATGGAAGCGTACTATGATTTTTTAGATCAGCCAGACCAGCCAGGTGCATTCTTAAAGTCTTTACCTGCGCATCGTAATTTAGATACAGTTGGTACTGAATTTCTAGAGATGTTACAAAGAGAATTGGCTGTTCCAATTCCAGAAACTGTTGTTGCAGATAAATCCAAACTATATAAGAACATTACAGATATATACCTTTCAAAAGGTGCTGAACCTTCGTTTAAAGCTTTGTTCAGACTTATCTTTAATGATGACATTGAACTCTTTTTTCCAAGAGTAGATATTCTTAAGCCTTCGGATGCTAAATGGGATCCAACAAACGGACGTTGGAAAAACGATGATGGTAAATTATCTGTCAAAAAGTTTATTCAAGACTCAAGATATTACCAGTCATTTTCTTATGTTATTAAGACTGGACAAACAATTGATAACTGGAAAGATGTAGTTAAGAAACTATTGCATCCAGCAGGATTTGCTTTCTTCGGTGAGGTAACTATCTTCTCTGAAGCCGTTGGAGTAGCTGGTAGTCCAGTAAAAGCAAAAGGTGTAGCAGACTTTAGTACACTAGATACTGGTATTCCGGTCTTTGCTGATCCAGTAGTCGTAGATGTTGCAATACCAGTGGTTGGTGGTGTTGCCCTAGATATCGAACTTACGTTCGTTCTTCAGCCAATTAATCAATATGCAATAGGTCCAAACTTTTTGCATGTTGAAAAGTATAAATTCCTGCCAGATATCGGCCCTATGAGTAATTATGCAAATTTTACAATTGCTGATGCTGCAGCAGGTACTAAATTAAATATATCGTTTGAATCGGTGATTAACATCACATAACGTGTATAAATAGTATTAACTAAATTAAATGAGGTAAGGTTATAAAATGACGGCCATCGTATCAAAACAAATTAGGGTCAATAACGCGGGTGCATTTCGCGATGACGTAGGTACTGATAGTACTTATCTATACATCGGTCGCTCACATAACTGGCCTAGCTCAGATACTGCAATCGCAACTCCGGTTGATACAGTATTCGACAAAAATAATGTACATCAGAATATGATTGCACTTAAAAAAGTAGCTCAATCTGATGTTTCCCATTGTATCACTCGTTATAACTGGCTTTCGGGTACTACTTATGTAGCCTATGATGATCAGTTATCTACGTTAAGTACATCACAGTATTATGTAATCACAGACGAACTGAATGTTTATAAATGTTTGCAAGCTGGTACAGGTGCTTCGGTTGTTAAACCAACTGGGCAAACCACAAATGCTGCTAACGCTGTAGAGTCTGATGGTTATGTTTGGAAATTTATGGCTACTCTTTCAGGTACACAGGCCACAAAGTTCTTAACAAACTCTTTTATTCCAGTAAATGTTATTACATCAAATGATGGATCACTCCAGTATGATGTTCAAACAAATGCTCAAAATGGTTCAATCCACAGGGTTGTAGTTACAAGCGGAGGATCAGGTTATACTTCAACACCGACAGTAACAATTACCGGTAATGGGCAAAGTGCTACAGCTGCAGCTACGGTTGTGGGTGGAGTAGTTACAGACATTTCAATGAGTAATATCGGAACTGGTTATGATGAAGCCTTAGTTACTATCACAGGTGGTGGTGGTACAGGAGCTACAGCAAGAGCTATTATTTCGCCTCCTGGTGGTCATGGCGCAAATATGGCTGATGAACTTGGTGCTTTCTTTATTATGTGTAACATCAACTTGGATTCAGCCGAAGGATCTGGAGACTTTCCAATTGACAACGATTTCCGTCAATTAGGTCTTATTCGTAACCCATTTAATTTTGGAACAACTGTAAATGCCACAGCCTCTACGTTACAAGCTACTCGAAATCTAGTATATGGATCTCTTGCAGGTGGAGCTTTTGCACCAGATGAAATTATTACTGGCGGAACCTCTGGAGCTCAGGCCTATATAACTTCTATAGACGTAGGAACAAGTACTATTCGATATCATCAAGATGCCAGTACCGGTTATGGAACATTTCAAGCTTCAGAAGCTATCTCAAATAGTGGAGCGGTAACGGCTAACATATCTTCTCTTGGTGACCCTGAAGTTGAAAAGTTTTCTGGGGAAGTTCTTTATATCGAAAACAGAAGTGCGGTTGCTCGAGCTAATTCACAAATTGAAGATATTAAACTTGTACTAGAGTTTTAAGGTAAAAAAATAATGACAATTGATTTTAATGTATCCCCCTACTATGATGACTTCGAAACAAATGCGAAGCAACAATACTATCGCATTTTGTTTCGGCCTTCAGTGGCTCTTCAAGCAAGAGAGTTAACTCAATTACAGTCTACTCTGCAAAATCAGATTAGTCAATTTGCTAATCATACTTTTAAAGATGGAGCCATGGTTATCCCTGGCCAATCTGCATTAGACAAAGAGTATGGATTCATTAAAGTTGCTTCAACATTTAGTAGTGCAGACGTAGAATTATACCGTACCGAATTTGAAGGTACTCTTATTACTGGTCAAACTACTGGAGTAGTAGCTAAAGTAGTTGGCACAGTTGCAGTATCTGGTTCAGATCCTCTTACACTGTTTGTCAAATATACTTCATCTGGTACAGATAAAACTACAAAAGAATTTGCTCAAAACGAAGTTGTATTATCAAATGGATCAACTCCTCGTTCAGCACAAATTAACAACGTATCAGGCAGTGTAGGATTTGGCTCAGCCGTATCTATTCAGCCTGGTATCTATTATGTCAATGGAACCTTTGCTTATGTTTTAAGTCAAACTCTTGTACTTGACAAATATACAAATACACCTTCTTATAGAATCGGACTTACAGTAGTTGAAAGCTTAGTATCTTCAACACAAGATGCAAACCTTACAGATAATGCTACTGGTTCTCCAAACTTTGCGGCACCAGGTGCCAATCGTTATAAGATTTTACTTACATTAACGAAAAAAGGTTTGACCGCAACAGACGATGATAACTTCATTGAACTTATCCGTGTAGAGAATGGTGTTATTTCTAAACAAATTAGATCAACTGAATACTCTATCCTTGAGGATACATTTGCTCGTAGGACTTATGATGAGTCTGGTGACTATACAGTTCGTCCTTTTGGTATTGATGTAAGAGAGCATTTACAGAGCGGTAACAATAGAGGTATCTATTCAAGTGCAGCTGGTGGTGATGATTCTAAGTTGGCCATCGGTTTAGAGCCTGGAAAAGCTTATGTTCGTGGTTATGAAATTGATACAATTGCCACAACATATCTTAGTGTAGATAAGGCACGGGACACTGCTCAATTAGAGAATAATGTTATTTCTTTTGAAATGGGTAACTATACTCTTGTTAATACTACAACAAACCTACCTAATATTACAGATTACGAAAAGCTAGATCTTCGTAGTTCTGCCAATACTGTAATTGGTACTGCTCGAGCAAGGGCATATGAATTACACTCTGGAACACCAGGTACTTCTGGTGCAGTCTATAAGTTATATCTCTTTGATATTCAGATGTCTGGGTCAAACTTATTTTCTGCAGTAAACCAAATTAATAATCAAGGATCTACCGCTGGTGAGTTTCTTTCTACCACAGTAAAAACAGGTGGACTTGCGGTACTTTACGATATTAATAACAATGATTTGCTTTTCCCACTTCCATATAGTCAAGTTGAAACAATTAGGTCTGCACTTAATGCGGTAGATACTATTGTAACAGTACGTCGTAGGTATACAACTTCTCTTTCAGGTGGATTGGCTACTATCACAATTGCGTCGGATGAAACATTCCAAAGCCCATATAGTGGAGCTGATTACCAAGTAGCTAATACAACTACTGGTGTGGTATACGATATGAGCCTTACCGATGGTACTGGTGGAGCTGCTCGTTTAGCGGCAAATGGTGTTAACCTTAATATTGACCTTACTGGTGCTGGTTTAACAACCGAAGGTATTACGGTAATTACAACGCTTACTAAATCATTAGCCTCAGAAAAACAGAAAACACTTGTACAAAATGCTACAATAAATATTACTGGACCAAATACAACAGTTAACAGCTTTGATGAATTAAATAAAGCAGATATTTACAGGCTAGTTTCTGTCCATGACTCACTTGCTCCAAGTACAAATGCTACTACAGCTGATTTGAATATTACAAGTAGGTATGAGTTAGATAATGGACAAAGAGATAACTTTTATGGCATTGGTCGAATTAAACTAAAGCCTGGCCAGCCTGGTCCTGTCGGTCGAATCCATGTGGTATTTGATTACTTTACTCATGGCGCTGGAGATTATTTCTCAGTAGATTCTTATACCGGCCAAGTTGGATATGCTGATATTCCATCATATGCTTCAAGCAGTACAACATACGAATTAAGAGATGTTTTAGACTTCCGTCCACGTGTACGTGATGATGGAACATCCTTTACTAATGCGGGTGGTACTAATCAATCAGGTGCTGCACTTACTGAAATTGGTAAGATTGCATCTAATATGTTCTTAGACTTCCGTTATTTCCTACCACGAAAAGATAAAATTTATGTAGATAACAAAGGCGTGTTTAAGCATCTAAAAGGTGTTTCAGCCGCTACACCAGCTCGTCCTGCTAATCCAGACGATGGTATGGTTATCTATGACTTAGATATTGGTCCATACACATTTAGCACAAATGATGTTACACCAATTATGAAAGACAATAAACGATTCACTATGCGTGACATTGGTCGCCTAGAAAGTAGAATCAATAACCTGGAATACTATACATCTCTGTCTCTTCTCGAAAAAGAAACTGCAGATGCACAAGTACTCAATTCTTCTAACGTAGATAGATTTAAGTCTGGCTTTATTGTAGATCCATTCTATGGTCACAATATTGGTAACCCACAAGATCCTGATTATCATGTTTCGATTGATGCTGATAAGGGTGAAGCAAGACCACAATTCTATGAAGGTAATGTCAAGTTAATTAATCAAGACACTGCCTCATCAAGTTCATTTCAGCAAACTGGGGATGTAATTTCTCTTCCTTATACTGAAGCAACGATCATCGATCAACCATTTGCTTCTGGTGCTGAAAATGTAAACCCATATGACATCTTCCAATTTATTGGTCAAATTGATCTTACTCCTGCAGAGGATGATTGGAAAGAAACAGATGTTAGACCAGATCTTATTATCGATAATGAAGGTCTGTTCGATGTGGTTAATACACTTGCGAACGAAGACGGAGTGCTTGGCACGGTCTGGAATGAGTGGGAAACTCAGTGGACCGGACGAGAGATATTCGCAGGAGATACGTCGGGTAACCAAAGATCAGGTCGTCGTGTCTTCCGAAATACGCTCCAGGCCCAAATTGCACAGCAAACACGTACGGGTGTCCGTACTTCGGTCGCGCCTGATACCATTCAAACATCACTTGGTGAAAGAGTGGTGGATGTACGTATGGTACCATTTATTCGGGCGCGAAGAGTTAAGTTTAAAGCATCGCGCTTTAAGCCAAATACTCGTTTGTATCCTTACTTTGAAGATATTAACGTTAATGACTTTACTACCGATATTACTGCAGCTCAATTTGTACGTAACTCTGTTACTTCAGTAGATCCTGAGCCAAATGCATCTGCTATTCGTCACCCCGATATTACTGCCGGAGATATTTCAGCAGGCAATAATGCTATTATTACAGATGCTACTGGTACAGCTTATGGTGAATTCTATATTCCAAATACAGCTAATATCAGGTTTAGAACTGGTGAAAGATTATTCAAACTTATGGATGATCCAAACGGTAATCTAAATTTGATTACTACATCTGGCCGTGCAACTTATTCTGCTCGTGGTTTAGTTGAAGGTACACAAGAAGTATCTCTAAGATCTCCAACTCTTGTACAAGAATCTGTTAATGATGTTCAATTAGCCTTAATTGGCCGTGCTTCTACACGTACAGTTGGATGGGTTGATCCATTAGCTCAAACATTCTTAATTGATAATCCATCAGGTGCGTTCGTTACTAGTATGGATATATTCTTTAAGGAAAAAGATTTAGCAATTCCAGTTACTCTTCAAATTCGTGGAGTGGTAAATGGTTATCCTTCAAACGAAATTCTAGCATTTGGTGAAGTTGTTAAAGATGCTGTAGACGTAGTAACTTCTACGGATGCATCGGCTGCTACTAATTTTGCTTTCCCATCTCCAGTGTATCTAAGACAAAACCAAGAATATGCAATTTGTCTTCTTGCTAACTCAAATCAGTATGAAGCTTACACTGCTGAAATTGGCCAAAACTCAATTGGAACTACAAGGCGTATTTCCTCACAACCATATGCTGGTGTATTCTTTAAATCGCAAAATGGTTCAACTTGGTCAGCAGATCAGACAAAAGATCTTAAGTTTAGAGTTAAAAGAGCAAATTTTGATACAACTGCAAGTGGTGTAGTTAATTTTGCTAATGGTAGTATTCCAGTTCGTAACTTAGAAGCTAACCCAATTTATACAACAAACCTAAGTAATACTTGCACTGTAAAACATAGGAATCACGGTATGCCTACAGGTTCAAGTGTAACAATTACAGGAGTTGCTTCAACGATTGGTGGTATTGCAATATCACAGTTTAATGCTACTCACGTAATTTCAAATGTTGAACAGGATCAGTATAGTATTACTGTAGCTTCTAATGCTACTTCAACTACTAATGGTGGTGGTACAGCAGTAACAGCTACTGAGAATAAGCACATTGATATTATGTACCCACAAATTAACGAAATGAATTTGCCAGGTACCTTTACATCATACGCTGTAAAAACTACCTCATCTAAATCTTTGGCTGGATCAGAGCCAACATATCAAAAAGATGCATCATTTACTGAGATCGTGGCTAATGAAAACTTTTATCCAACAACACCAAGGCTAGTTGCTTCACAAATTAATGAAACAAACTATGTTGCTGGTGGAAGTAAATCATTGGATCTTAAAGCTACAATGACTTCAAGCGATCCATTCTTAAGTCCAATGCTTGATCTAGATCGTATGTCAGTATTTACTATTTCAAACCGTATTGATAACCCGCAAGTATTTGGTGGATCTAATACAGGCCAGAATCCTGTACTTAATTACTTGGCTGAAACAGCACCGACTGGTGGATCAGCTCTTTCTAAGTATATCACACGTAAAGTAACCCTTGCTCAATCTTCAATTGGACTAAGAGTTATCTTTGCCGGTAATAGACCTAATGGATCGTTTATCGATGTATATTATAAGACACAAGAAGCTGGTTCAGATATTGCTTTCGAAACCTTAAACTGGAATCTAGCAAATATCGATACAGTTGTTCCAAATGTTGATGATCCTACACTCTTTAATGATTATGAATATACTGTAGATCTTTCGGCTGCACCTTTCCAAACTGTAGCGATCAAGGTAGTATTTAGAGCTCAGGCATCTACCGCAGTTCCACGTATTAAAGACTTTAGAGTTATAGCGTTAGGTACATAATGAAGGTTAATATACAAAATAGACCAGGCCTCCAAAGAGATATGAACTCAGGGGCTGTTATAAATACAGATAACACTGCTTATCAAAAAGCATTAAATGCTAAGTTAGCAGCAGAGAAAAAAGAAGAAGAACTTCAAAGCATTAAAAATGATGTTCAGGAGTTAAAAGATTTAATGAACCAAATTATTAAGAGGCTTAACTAATGGCTGTCATAAATGTAGCAACTTCAGATACCTTTGAACAATGGAGAGTCAAAAGCAATGGTCTTGCAACTTTAGTTGGAGATGATTCTGGACTAACAAGTAGATATACCGCAACTGATGTTATTGGTGCTCTTAATGAAATTAAAAGTAACTCTACATTTGATAACGAAATTAATATTGCAGATCAAATTGGAGATGGAACAGTTATCGTGGCTGGTGAAGCAGCTACTCTTAAACTTACTGCCGGTGCACAAGATGTATTAACCCTCAATCAAACAGGTAATGCTACAGTTGCTGCTGATTTAAGTATTGTAGGAGCTACGAGCGTGGGAACTACACTTGGAGTAACGGGTAATACTACTGTTGGTGGTACTCTGACTTCTCAAGGTCTTTTAATCGCAAATGCTGATATTGATTGTAATGGACTAATTAACGTATCTGGTACTTTAACTGTAGATGGAAGTAGTACACTAGGTAATCAAACTTCTGATACCACTACTATTAGTGGATCTGCTACAGTTGGAAATGGACTTACAGTAAATGGTGCAGTAACTACTCTTAACCAAGGATTAACAGTATCTGGTGCAGCACAATTTAATAATGCTTTCAATATGGGTGATACTCTTACGGTAGCAAGTACCTTTACTGCCAATGGTAATGTTGTACTTGGTAATTCAACTGCATCTGATATAGTTACATTTGGATCTAGAGTTAATACTGCAATTGTACCCAATGCAAATAATAGCTATACATTAGGAGAAAGTTCTCTTAAATGGAGTACTGTTCATGCAACTACCTTTAGTGGTACTGCAACGACTGCAAACTACGCTGACTTGGCTGAGCTTTATCTTTCTGATTATGCATACGAAGCTGGTACAGTAGTAAGAGTAGGTGGTGAATTCGAAGTAACAGCTACCGATGGTGAACACAATCATTCAGTACTTGGAGTTATCTCTGCTTATCCTGCATACTTAATGAATAATCAACTAGAAAATGGTATTCCGGTTGCCTTGAAAGGCCGTGTTCCTGTAAAGGTCGGTGGTACTGTTAAAAAGGGTGATCGTTTAGTGGGTGCACCTGAAGGTCATGGTGTAGTAGATAATGAGTCACCTCATGGATTTGCAGTAGCCCTTGAAGACTTTAAAGCCACTAAGAAAAATCCTACTGGCAAAATAGAAGCCGTTATTCTTTAATCATCATTATACAAATATAGATCTAATGCACAAGATACTCTCGTGTGAGTTGCAGGTCTGACAGAGTGATATAGGTAACTAGGAAAGATTAATAAATCTCCAGTCTTTGGTGCATGATAAGTTGGGTCAGTAGTTTTTCTAAATTTCATATCATATCCACGAGCTACATGTGGCCTAGGATCATAAAAAACTATTTCACCACCTGACTCGGGATCAGATTCTAAATATACTACCATTGAAGCATGAGCACCAGAATGAGTGTGTGTTTCCATACCAATATTCTCATAACGGTTAATCCAAGATTTTATTTCATAATCTTTCCAGTCATGTATATTATGACCAGTCCAATCTTGAATAAAGTCATCAAAATAAAAGTAAGCATCATCAATTAAGGATTGCGTTACTTTCTTTTGTAGTCCATCCATAACCCATTCGTCATCAATAGGTATGTGTTCAAACCTCAGTAACGTTGGATATAGATAGTGTGTCCCCGTTCTTAATTTCAGCTTCGTAATATCTTCGGACATCTTGTACCATTCCTTCTGTTGTAAGTTTACCTTTATTGTTTGCGCAAACTACACTAATTATATTATTGTATGTTACACTATCTTCTCTGTATGGAACAAAATAAGGATCCATTGGAAGAAGTTCTGGATCATTTAGAACATCATAAAAATTTTCATTATAGTCTTCCATTATCCAAAAAGCGTAGCATATTGCTACCATATAAGATTTAGATGGATAGATCCAGCCAATATCTTTTTCTCTAAAATATCTGATAGCATGGAAAGTAATATCTTTTGTGATTTCGATATCAACATTATTTAAGTCATCTTCATAATCTTTATTTAGTTTATGATATAACTTTTGTTTTATCTTCCACTCTTGCATCATACCACTCTAGTAAATTTATATAGCCATTACAGCTATTATCTAAATCTTTAACATATCTATAATGTTCTGTAAGACAGTGACCTACATACTTACAATTATTACAGATATCTGATAACGTAACTTTTTCTTGATAAGCCCATTGTTGATAGTTAGACCAGCTAGCTAATTCTAAAAAGTATTCTTTATCATCTTTATCAAAATCAAGTACACCATACTTGCCATTGGGTGTAATATATACATGGTCATCACTAAAAGCATTATAATGTTTGTTATAACTATCTTCAATATTGTAAAGATTGATAAATTCAAAGTTCTTTTGTATTGGAGACTCTAACCACTTTATAACAAAATTTTCATACTCCTTGTGAGAAAGATCTAATGTATTAGCCTGATTGATAGAATACGGCTTAATTTCAACAGAAGTAACAGATTTGAGCAGATTGAGGTTCTGAATCATCTCGTCCACGTCCATGGTGATAACCCTTGGTGATGCCAAGATCAGCAAGGCTATCGGTTTAGGACTCATCATCATGTTTTGAAATACTAATTCATGTTTTTCTCTGGCCTCAAAATCATAAGATACAGATAAAGTAATATCATGCTCAAAAAATCTACTATCTAGCATAGAAAAATTTGTGTTGATATTAATTTTACCGTTATAGTGTTTACGTATTACTGCTTTTATTTCATCATAGTAATCTCGTCTAAGTGCACCGATTTCTCCACCATATAAGTCAATATGATCTATTGGTTCTGGTATATCTTTTAGTAATTTGTCTAATTGTTTTGGTTCTATTTTTTTCTGATCTCTTAATTGTTCAGGAGTCAGATAACAGAAGTTACACTTAAAGTTACAGAAGTATGTTGGATTGATTGATACATTCATAATATATTCTCATTGACATAAGGTGTTACTTCCCTGTCAACTCCATTGGCTGCCAAGATTGCAGGTGCTATAAGCTTCATATTGTAACAGTGTTCTTCTACCATATTATGCTGTTTAAGATCTTTGATAGTTTTCTTACAACCATTACATATATCAAACATAGGACACGTCCAACAAGCATGTTTTAAGTTATTAAGTTCTGGCGAGTTTGCAAGAGGTGTGAAGAATTCGCCTTTCATCTCTTTATCAAAGTCAATAGCTTTTTCTTTATCGTCACCAAATGCACCACATGAATAGTAGTCACCTTCTGGCTGTATAGTTCGTATATGAGAATCACAAGTACGAGTCAATGGACATACTGCAGCCTCACCTCGTATCTTACCCATCATTTGTTGTGTATTATGTTCCCACTCAGCTAGTCCAGCCTGCCAGATCTTTACATATTGTGCATATATTTTAGATAACATATATGGTTTGTCTTGTTCACCACTGGCCATGGCATAGTTTACTTTACAAACAACACCCATTTTTTTAGCTAATTCAACCGTTTGTATTACAGAGTCTTCATTCTCTTCGGTAATTACAGCAATGAATGAAGGTCTATACCCACAGTGTTCGAGTACTGCATCAGAACACTTCCAAAAATCTTCTTCAGTAAATACAGAATAGTCACCTTTTAATCTACCACTTCCATATTGAAACGAAGTAGCAATACCAACTCTAGGATTTTGAAAAATATCTAACCATCTGCTTGGATTTTTATAGAACGGCCAAAGATTTGTGGTAAGAGATATATTAGCAGGTAAATCATTATCATCACAATACTTAATAATTTCTCTATAGTATTGAGGATCCATCATTAAAGGATCACCACCATTTACAATTATTGTATTAGTCTCTGGAAACCTGTCAAGAAATTGATAGATCTTCATAAGGTCAAGCTTAGCCGCCTTATCGTCTACAAGTTTAGTTGATGAGCAAAAGGTACATTTGAAATTGCATAACTCAGTTGGCTTAATTATTAAATCCATGATATTCCATTTAGTATACGAGCAGCATGTCTAGGAGAATAATTGTTGATACAAATATACTTAATAAGACTACGTCTATACTGCCAAAGTAATACTTCATCCATTAGTATAGTGCCGGGACTAAGTACTCAAATGATAAAACTCTACGAGTTCCAGAAAGGTGCTGAGCTCGATGTTGAAAACATTTTTTCTGATTCAACCATACAAAATCTCTACGTTTAGGATATAATGTAAAATGATAATCACCTACTTTTACTTGAATATTATTACCATTTTGTTTAGTGTTATCATCTAAATAAATTAATATATTACTATTAAAAGAGTCACCATCTTCAAAATCATTATGCCAATTACGAGAACCTTCATCTACACCTGACCACATAGCGCACTGCTTCATTTCAAAATCATCAAAGATCTTAGAAATATAGTTATCAGCTAACCATTTATGAATATTATCTAAATCATCTTGAGCCTCAGGATCTAGCCATAATTCTTCTGGCTGTGTACAATCCTTAAAATCAAATTTATCAAACCCACTAATATCGATTTCTTCTGGTAGTGTATCATGCCAGTATCCATCAATAAAAAAAGTTTGTTCGTTAGTCATTTGGTTTTTCATATCCATACTTATACGTACACTCCACTCCATAAGGCGTGTCTTCAATAGATTCTACGCCTTCAATTTTGCATATTTGTCTATTACAAACACGAATTTCTTCTTTAATCATATTAGCATAAGGCTCTAAGTTATCAATCATCTTCAAGTACATTTCGTACTTATACTTATCGTCTTGAAAATCATGCATCTTGGTGATCCATAGATTATACAATTCTGCTGTAAGATCTCTTTCTTTACATAGAATAGATTTTTTATTCAGTACGTCCTGTAGAATAGTCAAAAGAACAGACCCTCCGCTTTATTTTAGTATCATCTGCCTTATGCCAGAATCCTCTTAGATTAGAGATCATAAATAAGTCACCTGCCATTGGTTGATAACTTGAAACACAGTCTCCGTCCCACTTAAAATTAATTGCACCACCAGATTCTTTATAGGTATGATCTAAATAGTATAGAAAAAAGACATCATAATCTTCAAACATATCAGTATGCCAGCCTTGATTATCTTTATCTACACCGTCCCATACCAAATATTTATTAAATACAGCATCAGGCCATTCTGGTAATATATAGTTAGTATGAAGATGCTGACCAAATAGATTAAGTTTATTGGCTAAGAGATAATCAATATCTTCTTTACCGTTATCTCTTGCACGCTCTTCAGTATTAAGTAGTCTATGGTCGTCAATCTTTATTAGATCTAAGCCGGCAGGCTCATAGAACTTAACGTATCCTTTTGTATATATGTCTGAGACATTAGACATTTCTTACTTACCTCCGATATAATATATAGTCTGTTTCTTTCTAAGTACTCATTAATAGTATCTACCCTGAACTTACCGCCTAGCTGTCTTATACTACGGGGTGGAGTATTAGGATTGAATATATCTTTTATCTCATCCTCTATTTCCTTAAAATCAGATAGATTTATTATAACACAGTATACGTGCTTTGTAAACCCCTGAGGTGAAATTAAATCAATAAAAAGTGGATAAAAATTCTGCAAGATGTAGTTTGCGGCATTATTCATAAACCACATCTCTATCATTTCGTCTTCTGTAAAAGAGTAACAAGATTTGATTGTTTTGAAATATGTCTTCTTATTCTTATATAAGCTATTCCAATTATCACTACCATCTTCATCTACAATATCACTATAGACTTCTACAGTTTCGATTTGATGCTTATCTTTATATTCTTGTGAGTTTAGTCGTGAATCAGGTAAGAACATATAGTCATGTCTAAATGATCCCCATGCTTTAAAGTTCCATATGACTTCCATTTCATTATAAAAGTCTTCAATTGTAGAACCAGGCATAGCAAGAATAAGTTCTAAAGCTGGAATAGGAAAACCATATTCACTACATCTTTTATTAATGTACCTACTTAACTCTAATTTATTTTCTGTTGATAGATCTACTCTATCAGCTAACTTCATTGCTTCTTCTGAAATACTTTGAATTGATACAGTTGGTACTACAGATACAAATTCAGTTTCTCCCCACATGTCTAATCCATGCTTTTGTTCTAATGATTTGGGTGCTGATGTTCCTGGCCCTACAATATTAAACCAACGATCAATAAGTCTTTTACGTCTATCTAATGATTTAGACTTCATGGTAGAAATATCTGTAAGATTAAAATTATTCTTCCAACCAAATTCAAAAATAGCTAAGTCCCTATCTTCAAAGGCACCAAAGTTTGCATCAGTTAAATAAGCATCTCGATAGCCAGCTTTTTTCATAGCAAGAATATCACGCTTTACAATTTCAATATCTTTTTTATAGATCTTGGTATTAATACCTCCGCCCCACTCGCAGAATACACATTTATATGGACAACCTCTTGTGGTCTCTACAACAATAAAAGGTTCCATTTTATTATTCCAAGCATATTGTACTGTTTCAGTAAGATAATCAATATGGTCCTCATATACTGAATAGTCTTCTTTTGCTAAATCATGTACTCTACCGCCAATAGATCTAAGTTCCCATGCAATCTTATCTGGTTCTAATGTGCCCTCAATATAATTATCAATAAGGTCCTGCATAAAAGGTTCACCAGGTTTAG